AGTAAACCATCAACAACAAACTCCAAATATTGTTTCATAAGATTGGAGTTCATACCGATTAAAGATACTGGTAGTGATTCTGTAATAAACTCTTTTTCAATTTCCAATGCTGAAAGTAATATTTCTTTTATTCTTTTTTCACTTGGTTTGTTTTCAATATGGTTGTTCAATAAGTGAATTGCGAAATCACAATGTAGGTTTTCATCTTTGAAAATCAAGGAGTTAGCATTACAAAGTCCTTGCATAATTCCTCTTGATTTCAACCAAAAGATAGAACAGAATGAACCTGAAAAGAATATACCTTCTACCGCAGCAAAAGCTACCAATCTTTCTTGGAAGGATGCTTTTTCAATCCAATTTAATGCCCACTTGGCTTTCTTCTGAACTGCGGGTAATCTATCGATTGCATTGAAACATTCATCTTTTTCTTCAGGATTGGATATATAAGTATCAATTAACAAAGAATACATTAGTGAATGGATATTTTCCATCATCAATTGAAATCCATAGAAAAATTTTGCTTCAGGATATTGCACTTCTCTATAAAAGTTTTCAGCCAAGTTCTCATTGACAATCCCATCAGATGCTGCAAAGAATGATAATACATTTTTAACAAAGTATTGTTCATTCTCTGATAAGTTCTGCCAATCCCTAATGTCTCCACTTAAATCAACTTCTTCAGCTGTCCAAAACGCAGCCTGATGTTGTTTGTAGTATTCCCAAATGTCGTGGTATTGGATTGGGAAAATCACAAAACGATTGGGATTTTCTGTTAATATTTTTTCTGTCATAATTAATTTGTGTTTTCTCTTTGTTTTCTTTTTTCTAATAAATCTTTAATTCTTTGTCTATTGTTTTCTTCTTTTTGTTCTTCGTGTCCCAAGAATGTTACCGAAGATTCTGTATCGATGTCCAACATCCCATTATCAAACTTACAATTTTCAAAGATAATACCATCATCACCAATTCTTGATTTTGTAATCGCAATTGTTGCTAACTTCATTTCTTTTTGTTGTAATGTTTTTGCCACTGATATAATCACATGACCCACCTGAGCTTTCTTAATAGAACCACCCATTTGGTCTGTTGTTACAACTTCAGCAGAAATAGAACTTCTATTACCTTGTGTTGCTGTCCATCCTACCAAGTTCAATTCGTGACACATTGCTTCAAATGCTCTCATAACTGAACCCTCCGATTTCCATTCATCACCCAAGTTTTTCTCAGGTACAACACAATCGATGTAATCTAATAAAATCATATCAATTTTACATCCATCAGCAATCTTTTTTCTTACAAGATTTTTGATTTGTGTCATTGTCATTGTATCAGAGGGAAGTTTTTCCAAGATAAGTTGATTTTCCATTTTTTGTTCAATCTCCTTAACTCTTGTCATTACTTCTTCCTTCTTATTAGACATATCATCTGGATGGATTTTAGTCCACAATGTAAAATGTTTTCTTTGAATAACCTTGGGATTATCTTCAAAAAATATTTGAAGAATATTATAACCCAAGTTAAATCCGTGGTTGGCAATCTTGGTCAAGAATGTTGATTTACCCACACCTGTTGGTGCTAACACAACACCAATCTCACCCTTAGCTAAACCACCTTTTAATAATCTATCGATACCACCAATACCCATAGGAATTGGGTGTCTAAAATCTTCGTTTAGTACATCATCCAAGTTTGAGAATACACTCAACATTCCGTTTTCATTGATACCCACTTGTAGGGCATCTCTAATCATTTCCTCAAGGGTATCGTAGTTTTCGAACTCACCCCCATCAATTACTTTTTGTGCTTTTGTGATAGCCTTTTGTAACTCTTGTTGTTTACAGAACTTTAACGCTTTCTCTTGAACGAAATCCCCACCAGAGATAGGTGCATCCTTAATTTTCTTAAGTGTGTCAATTACTACTTTAGCAATTTGTTCTTGTTGAAACTCAGATTTTGTGATTTGTTCCAATGTGTCAAAAGTGGGCACTGAGTCCCACTTTTGATTATACTCTTTAATCATCTGTATGATGAGTTTGAAGTATTTGTTTTCGAAATAATTAGGTTCTATTACATCAATTATTGACCTTGAAAAGGTACTATCTACCACAATTTGATTAAGTAGTTGTATCTGAAATGAGCTCCCTAAATAATCAAAATTTTTGTTAGATGACATAGTTTAAATTTGTTGTATGAATAAATATTACACTCTTGTATTAAGTCCAAGATAATCAAAAGAAAGGTCTCTTGCTGAAAATAAACTAGTTAATTCTGATAAAATTCCTTTGATTGTTTGTCTGATGTCAACTGTGTATCTAATCTTTGGAGGGTAGATTTTAGCGTCAAATCTTCTATGACAAAGTAACTTGTCCCCTTGTTTTAAATAAATGTTAAAGTACTCAGGGCCATCTACATAGGAGGTATTAAGGATGTCAGGTTTGTTTGTGATATCATATTGATTCTCCAACAAATAACTCACAGCTTTCATCTTAAGTTGATAATTCAAGTTATGGATTAAATCATCCATATACTCTTTGAAATCAACTGAATTTCTTGCATCAGGATTGTAATCTCTAACATTGAAGTATCTTTGAACTATGATGTTGTCGTTAACCATCATTAAGAACTCCAATTTGGTAATGTCTTGCTCTCTCATTGTGTTTTACTTTTTTGTTTTAAAATTGTGTTTTTCTTTTCTTGTAAGTTTTAAAAAGGGTTTTAAGAAATTAACCCAAGCGTCATCTCCTTTCGGTAAGAACTTAAAAAATCCATCTTCCATCATCATTTTAATTAGATTTCGATGTCCTCTTCCATCAGGGTCAAGTGTTTCTTTATAATAAAGTTCAACCACTTCTCTCCCTTCATCATCAATCAATGGGTTTGACAAATCTACAATCTTTTGGTTAATTTCAAAAAATTCTTCACCATAAATTCCAGTTCTTGTCTTACCTGTCAAAAGATTTTTAAGAGTGTTATTTTCTTTGTCTTCTTTAAGGAGATTTTCTGCCTTGGATAAAATATCGTTAATAGTTACGTCTTGTTCAAGTAGTTCAGGAAATAATTTGAATAAAGTTTTATCACCCAAATAATATATTCCATCAATATTGTCGGATTTATCTCCCGCTAATATTTTATAAACCAAAATATTGTTGTGAGGAATCTCGTGTTCCTTGAGTTTAATTTTATCACCAAAATTATACAATTGTTTGGCTGATGGTGAATAAATGGAAACATTCTTGGATATAAGTTGGGTTAAATCTTTATCTGATGAAAAAATGGTAATCTTCTCGTCAGTTGCTATCTGACAATAATATGCAATCAAGTCATCAGCTTCGTTATTTTCTATGTTCACTTGACGAATGAACATCTCCTCCAAGTATTGTTTTACCCTCTCTTTTTGAAAGGTAAATGATTGAACCTTAAACTCATTTTGTTCTTGGATTCTATTTTCTTTGTACTGGGGGTAAATTAACTTTCGTTTATTAGCATTACCTTCGTTATCCCAAAAAACCATTACTTTATCAAAATTATATTCTTCAATAAATCTTCTAGTTGTATTGAGAAAATGCCATATACCCCCAATGTGATTTCCATTATGATAATAATCTTTCACGCCATGGAAGCCTATCTTCATCAAGTTGTTCGCATCAATAACAAGTGTTTTTGTCATTTAAAATAAACTTAATTGTGTGAACGATTTTGTTTCTTTCGTTTGAGTGATATACTCACCCAAGAACTCGGTAAAGATAGCTTCCATTACTGGTACACAAATGGAGTTACCCGCCAACGCAATATGATTATTAGTTGTTAAACTTGTTGATAATAGTTTATCAATATCTTCTTCTCTAACACCCATAAATCTGTAAGCCTCTCTTCCTGTGATAGTTCTTATTCTTCCATCAACCATAATCTGTGGTGAACCAGTTGTTGTTAAACAAGGGGAACAACCATCAATCGAATAAACTCGTCTTGCTTGGTCGTAGTTAACATCGTTTCTCCTTGCCACAAGTTTGCACACACTATCTTTTTTGGGATGGTTAGGTGTAATGTCACAAGTGATAAATAAGTCCTCTGTAATCTCATTTTCGATGAATGGTCTCATAGGAACTCTATCTTTCTTATGTTTCTCAACACCACTCATAATTGTTTCAACTTCATTATTTGTCAAACCAAATACGGACATCATAAACACCCTCTCTCTATTCTGTGGACAACCAAAGTCGGCGCCATTCAATACCTTCCAAGAACAACCATAACCCAATTCATTTAAGAATGAAATATGAGCTTTGAAGTTCTCAATGTGATTATGTGATACCAAGTTTTTAACATTCTCCATCAAAAGATACTTCGGTTGGTTCTTTGTCAAAATCCTTTCAACTTCATATAACAAACCACTTCTTGTACCTTTTTGAATACCCTTTTGTACCCCTGATATTGATATATCTTGACAAGGGAAAGAATAGGTCATCAGGTCACATTGGGGGAAACTATCTTCGTTTACCTTTGATATGTCCCCCAAGTTACCCAATGTTGTCTCGTGTAATGAATCATAAGCTATGTTCGCAACTTTAAGGATGTCACAATTTGCAACATCTTCATAGTTAGCACCAATGTATTTCAGTGCCAACTCTTGTGTACCATAACCAGAAAATAGTGATATTACTTTTAGTTTATTCATATTCTTTTTCTTCTTTCAAATCAAAATCTCCCTCCAAACCTAATAAATCTTTCCAATAATCTGCGTATTCTTTCTTATATTTTTCAATAGAAACTTTTTCTTCAGCAGTATCTTTACCTGAAAGGAATCCGTGAGGTGTAACAATAATTTTACCATCATCGTAACCCAAACCATTAATGTGATTCTTTAGTACGGATACTTTAGTTCTTGAAGCGAACTTAACACTTCTTTTATCTTTAGTTGCTGTAATTTTTGTTGTACCAGCACCTTTCTGATTACCAAACAAAAATACCAAAGAAGAGTTCAACCATATTGCTTCACCACCTTTAGCTTTAATCTTTGGTTGTCCAAATGGGTTATCAGGTAATTCAACCCAAGGTTGGTTAACGATAATCAAA